GTCCCGGTGGGCCGGTGGATGGCAGACTCTGGATTTGAGCGGCGAGCCGGGACCGGTTTATCGTCTGCCCCTGGGTCAGTACCGGCTGACAACTGTAAACCGGCTGCCCAACGGGAACCAGCTGGCCCGATTTACCCCCATTTGCCTTCCCCCTGAGGGTGTGTCGGTGGAAGCCACCCGGCGGCAGGGAAGCCTGGAGCAGATGCTGGCCCGGTTCCCCATCGTCCCACCGGTGAAGCTGCCGGGGTTGCAGCTCCAGGTGTACCTGGAGGTGGGCACGGAGCCCACGGAGCACGTGCTCAACGAGCTGCTGGAGTCCGTCTCCCAGGTTCGGGAGGCCATGGGCCGGGGCCTGAAGCTCCTCCTGCTCCTGCCTCAGGCCGCCGCCCGGCAGGATCCCACCCTGGGAAAAGTGCTGGCTGCCCTACCCGAGGCCACGGTGCTGGAAACAGACTTTGCCAGCGCCCCCCTGGACGCCATGGCCCGGGCCCTGTACGTAGAACCGGGCCTCTGGCCCCTGACTGTCCTCACCGACGGCCAGACCGCCTACTACGGCCACGCAGGCTACGCCGTAGGCACCATCCCCCTGGCCCTGAACCTGGTGCAGGCCCTGAGCGGAGAGGCCAACCACTGACATCCCCCAACCTCAATTGGCTGGATGTGATAAAAAGCACTGACTGACATAGAAAAAATTGGCGGCGGAGATTGAGATCCCCGCCGCCAGTATTTGATTCATGCGTAAATAGCCGCCGAAGAATTGAAAAAAACGCAAAAGTGGCTCCGCCGACTTCTCAAAAGTCAACGGAGCCGCTTTCCGCGCAGATGCAAATAAATGAAAGTTACTTATTCCCACTCTACGGATGAAGTTTGTTAACCCTCGTTTGACGCTCTATAATCCGCGTTTTGTTACATATATTACTTCAAATGCGGACTTTTTGCACGGCTCCCGAGGATTTTTTCATACCAAAGTAATGCCAGCGGCAAGCCGCCGAAAGGCCCAAATGCCACGGTAATACCACGGGCCGAAGGGGCTATTTCATGAGGTCATCCAGCTTCTTTACGGTGTCCTCATGCTTGTTCGGATAGAGGTGCCCGTAGGTACGAAGGGTAGTCTCAACGTCCTCATGCCCGAGGCGTTCAGAGACAAGGAGTATTGGGGCCCCCATCTCTATGAGCAGCGAGGCGTGAGAATGCCGGAGGTCGTGCAGACGGATTTTCTCGACGCCGGAGGCCGCGCAGGCTTTTTCCATCTCCTTGTGAAAGAAGGACTTTGTGAACGGGAAAAGCCTTTCGTCCGGGGAGTAGTCATAGAGGCGCGTGGTGTATTCCTGCACCACGGCGCAGAGCTTGTCCGGCAGAGGGATAACGCGCTTGCTCTTTTGCGTTTTCGGCTCGGTGATAACCTCCCGGCCCTTTATAGACTGGAAGGACTTTGAGACCGAAAGCGTCTTCTTCTCGAAGTCGAAGTCATTGAGCGTAAGCGCGAGCAGCTCCCCGATGCGGATGCCTGTCCAAAACAGCAAGGAGAACCCGGCGCGGGCAGAAGGGCGCTCCACGCAGGCAAGGAAAGCCTCAAACTGTTCCTTCGTCCAGAACTTCATCGCGTCGGCGTTCTTTCGGCCCACACTCCCGGCGACGTGGCAGGGATTTGAAGGCAGGCCGTAGTAGCGGACGGCATAATTCAGCACGGCCACAAGCTGATTATTTATCGTCTTCACATAGGTCTGCGCGTACCCCTTTGACAGCAGCTCAGATTGCCATTTTCGCACATGGGCGGGAGTTATCTCATTCACCTTTAGAGCCTCGTAGAACGGCAGAATGTGCCGCTCTACGAGGTATTTTTTGCTTTGTAGGGTATTTTCCCGCAGGCGGGAAGTCATATCCTCACAATAGAGCGCCCAAAGGGAGGCGAAGGTCATATCGCAGGAACGCTCTTGCTTCGCAAGGAACTCACGCTCGAATTCCTGCGCGTCCTTCTTGCGCTCAAACCCGCGCTTCTTCTTGAGTTTCCGGCGGCCTTGCCAGTCGGTGTAGTAGAAAGAGGCGTACCACGTCCCGCGCTCATCATCCTTGTAAACTGGCATCGGCACCACCTCCATCCCGACGGAGACCCCAGACAGATTTTAGGCGGTCAAGGGTAAACTCCCAGCTCGGAGCCGTGGGGCGGCAGGCGATATTCTGATTGCCAAAGAAGCCGAACTCGTGAACAGCCTCATCCTTCGGGACGGAGACTTCCCAATCCACCTTCACAATAAATTCCTGCTCGTCATAGTCGGTTCTGTCCCGATGATAATGGCCCTTGAGCGGGAGCTCAAGGAAGGGGACGTCCTTCCCATCAACGGAGAGAACCGCCTCCGGGGCCGGGACAGCCTTCTCGCGGACGGTGCAGACGCCGACGTAGCCGGAGCCCGGAATGCGAACCCAGACCCGCGAGCCCGGCTCGATAGAGGAAATGACTTGGTGATACCATTTCCCACCGCCACCGCAGATGAAGCCGTACTTCCGGGCCTCCTCCCATCTGCGGCTCTCACTGTCGCCGAAATTGAAGAAGTATTCCCCATTCCATTCACGGCGGCCCACGGCGGGCGCAGCAGCGAGCTCCTCGCGCTCGCGGAGCCACGCCCGAGACAGCAGCAAGGAGCCGTTGTACTCGAGGACGCAGAAGAACAGGATGTTGATATTCACCTTGAAGGCTTCGGACAGATACTCGATGATTCGCTCGGTGCTGCCGTCCATGCGCGTCGCTACGACGACGATTTTCACCTCATTCCGGCCAGCGTCGCCCCGGAAGGCGTCGGCGTCCAGTTTCATCCCGAATTTCCGCTCATACGCCTTGTCAAGCGTTTCGGGCCGCCCCAGTTTCCGGCTGTATGCCATGTAGGTCTCGGCTATCTGGGCCTCCGTGAAGACGGAGACGCAGGAAGCGTAGTCAAGGGCCTGCGCCGTTACCTCTCGAGGCGTCAGCTCACGTTTGAGCTCGACGACCACCAAGGCCCCCTGCTGGTCGATGCAGAGGATGTCAATGAAGCCGCCGCCTTCCGTCTTCACCTGCCGGCCTATCACCAGCCAACCGGCGTCGAGAATTTCGATGTTCGCGGCGAGCAAGTCTTCAATTTGCTTCTCGCTCGGAGCCTTCACCTCCCGCAGCCTTTTCCCGTCGGAAAGCGACCATACCTGTTGTTCAAGCCCCATAGGCATCGCCCTCCGAAGCGCCAGCTATGGCGCGGCGCATTTGAGCCACAGAGGGCGCAGCAAGCAGCCGGAGCCCCCAGACACGCTCATAGCCCTCCACCTCATCGGCAGCCAGCGAAGCGGCGGAGAGGTCTCCGGCCAGAATAGCACGGTCATACCGGCGGTGAAGGAGCGAGAGCTCCCGGACGCGCTCATCTTTGCAGGCCGGGCAGAGCCCGGCGGTCAGCTCGACACAATTTGTTTCGGCCCCACAGGCCGCGCAGCGAAGATACCCAACCTTCACTCGTCACCACCTCCAAGAGGGTAATCCAAATAAATCACCCTGCCGACCCGATGGAAGCCTCGGGCTCGGCAGCTTTTTTGCTCTCATCGCCGGCGGGCTGCGAAGGAACCAGCCCGGCCCGGCGGTACATCTCGCCCAGAATATAGACCTGCTCCGGCCTCTTGAGGGCGTGGTAGGCGCTCAAGACCTCCTCGTCAGCCGGGGAGACGGAGTATTGCCGCTCCTCCCCGGTGAGGATGTAGTCGGTGGAAACGCTAAAGAACTCCGCGATGCCGGCGATGTACTCGGCCCCCGGATTTGTCCCCCGCGTTTTCCATGTGCTCACCGTGCGCGTCGAAACGCCGATGTGCATGGCGAGGTCTTTTTGGTCTCGGCCATCAGAGGCCAAGAGGGAGAAAACTCTCTCACAAATCGTCATTTTAGCTCCTCCAATCCGCAGACGAGGACGCCTGCTGAAAAAATTTTTGAAAAAATCCGAAAAAGGGCTTTACAAATCCTCAAATGCGGACTATAATTAAAGCACACCAAACGAAGAAGGCAACCAAAACCGCCCACCATACACGGGCCGCCAAGGCCCGCCGCATGAGAAAGGAGCCCACATGAACACCTACAAAATCACCTTCACCCGCGAGAACGGCACCGTCGGCTCGGACAACTTCACCGCTCCGAGCGAGGCGCAGGCCCGGAGAGACTTCAAGGAGGTCTACCGTCACGGGAACGGCACCATCACCAGCGTAGAGCTCGTGAGCAGCGATGCCCCCGCCACCAAGCGGCAGGAACGGGCCGCCCTCGAGAAAATCCGCAAAATCGTTGATGAGCTCGGCCCGGACAGCTACATCGCCACCGCCTTTGACGGATGCTTCAAGGATGCAGAGGCCAACATCGAAAACGACTGGGCCTTAAGCATGAAAGACCGCTGGCTGACCTCGGATAGAGAGCTCAACGACGCCAACGGCACCATCGAAGAACTCCGGGACAAGCTCGCGGAGAGCGAAAAGGACTACGAGGCAGCTCACGCCACAGCGCACCAAATCGCGGAGGAGAAGGACGCAGAAATAGCATCCCTCAAGAGCCACCTCCTCGCAGATGACGACCTCGCAGACATTTCCCGCCTCCTCTCGAAAACGGTTGCTGACCTTGGGAAAGAGGTCAACGACGCAGCCGCCCGCATCGTCGAGGTGGCAGACCAGCCGGAAAGCGCAGCATTTAGGAACGCTGTCAAAGACCACCGAGCCGCCAAGGCGGACTTGAGCCACTGGACGGAAGTCTTGACGAGAGTAAACACCGCCAAGGGCCGGGCCTAATAACCCCGGCCCGCAGAAAGGAGAACACCATGAACGCGCTTTATATCGAAGGCCGCCGGAGCGGCTATTCCCCGGACGGCTGCGGCAAGACCCTCACCGTCGGCGAGCTCATCGAAATCCTCTCGGACTTCGACGAAGACCTCCCCGTCTATCTCCGCAACGACAACGGCTACACCTACGGGAACATCACCGAGCGCACCATCATCCCGTCGGAAGACCTTGAGGAGGGCGACGACGAATGAACACCATCTCTTTCGAGGTCAACAACCAGCGGAAGATGAAGCTGGTGCAGCGTCAGCACGACGGGGCGACGCTCCTCGTCATCGAAGACCAGCACGGCGACCATGAAAGCATCCCAGACGAAGAAGCCTTCATTAGCCCCGGAGACTTCGTCATGCTCATCAACTACTACCGCGCCTGCCGGCGCGAGGGCAAGCCCATCTTGTGAGGAGGTGAACACCGTGAGCGAAGAAATCATCCAAGACGGCCTCTGGTATCTGCTGGCCCGGTTCTACGGATTTGAGGACACCGTCCTCAACAAGGTAGCCATCTGCAAGACCCTCAAGGACGCAGGCATCAGCGACACCGACAAAGGCGTCCTCATTCAGATGGAGGACGGCTCCGAATTCCAGCTCATCATCAAGCAGACCGCCAAATACGACCCGGCCTACTACGAACGGCCAGACACACCCATCCATTGAACCATTTTACCACAGAAACACCAAACGCGCAAGGCGCACAAAGAAGGAAAGGAGGAAACCCCACAATGGCAGTACGGAAGAAGCCCAAGAACGACTTCGGCGTCGAGCTCATGGCCTTCTGTGCCACCTACGGCCTCACCTATCGGGATGTCGCAACCGGCGCAGACGTCAAGCGCAGCACCCTCATCGAGTGTACGACTGGCCGCTGCGCCGGGCATGAGCTCATCCCCAAGGTTCGCCAGTTCATGGCGGACTACGAGGCCCAGAAGGCCAGCAGCTAAAGAGAGGAGCGCACCCACGATGAGAAGCACCACAGCGAAATTTCTTTTCGTGGAGGACGTCATGCAAATCCTCGGCATCTCACAGTCGAAGGCCTACCAGATTATGCGGAAGATAAACCGCGAGCTCGAGGCGGAAGGCTATGAGACCATCGCCGGGAGAGTACCCCGCCGCCGGTTCTGTGAGAAATTTTACTGCGGCGATGAGCTCCTCGACCAACCTCCACGGCAGACCAAGGAAAGGAGAGAGCACAATGGAAAGACCAAGGCGACGCGCAAGGCGGCAGGCCAGTAAGCGCCTCGCACCCTTCTACCGCATGACCTTCCTCATCCTCATTGGGGCCATCGCGGCCCGGCTCATCATCCTCGGCATCGACGCCCTCGGGGCCCGCACCGGCCTCCCCGGCGGAGAGATTTTTATTCCCGTTTACATCATCATCGCCCCCTTGTTCGGTTGGCAGCTTCGCGGCTGGACGGCCATCGGGGGCCATCAGAGACGAAAGGAGACCAGACCATGCACAACTATTTCTGCGACCACTGCGGAGCGGCCCTCGACCCCGGAGAAATTTGCGACTGCAAGCAGCAGCCGGAGGAGAGCGAGCGGCGCATCGTGACCTATTCGGACTGGGAGGCCGCCGGGGACTTTAGCAAGGCGGCGCAGCCCGGAGACTACGTCGAGGAGCGCATCGTCGATGATATGCGCGACGTCCTTCCCCCTGCCAAGATGGAGCGCGGCTTCTTGCAGGTCGGCGAGCCGTACAGCCATGAATTTGACCCGGAGACCGGCCATTGGCGCGGCACCTTCCCAACCTTCGTCAAGGAGGGCCAGAACTGGAAGTACTGCGGCAACTGCTTCATCGGCAAGACCACTCCGCCCCCGGCACCCATCCGTCGATAAAGGAGGGCAGTGAGATGAGCAAGACCCTCTATTTCGAGGGAGCTGGATGGAGCGGAGCAGACAGCAGCAAGGCCACCATCGGCAACTGCCGCATCCGCACCGCATTCCACCTCGACCCCGAGAAGAAACACCCACGATGCTCTTGCAGGGAGCCTCACGACGGGGCCGCAGCGGTCTACCTCGAAATCATCTGCGGCACTATCGGCAAGGAAAACAAGAAGCTCGGCCTCGAGCCTACCTACTACGGCTGGATTGACTACCTTCACTACGTCACCGACGACGACAGAAACGACGACTGCAACCGGCACATCCTCCCGTTCGAGCGTAGGGCCCGCATCGGCTACACCCTCGAGAGCATTTTGAAGTTTGTGAACGACCTCGGAGCCAGTTTCGACGCCGTTGCGGTTTGCCCGGACTTGGGCGGCTACCGCGTATTCCGGGACGGATATTCCCCAAAAGGCACAGAGCGCCTCAACTACGGCGATGAATTCCAATACGACCCGGATATGACGGCTCGCCGGGAAGCGGTTTATAGGCAC